GAGAAAAAATTAGTACCGTAATTGTTGGATTTGTATGAATTTTTTGTTATATTTACCAAAATGATTTAGAAATATGAAAATTGAAGAACAAATTAAAATAGATGTTAAAAAATCTATGTTCGGTAGAAATACTGATAGAACAACCCTTTTAAGAACAATTCTCGGAGAATTCAATAGAATTGGTAAAGATATTCCAGATGAAAAAGCGCTTTCAATAATGAAAAAAATGAAAGCGAATGCTGAAGCACAAAGTAATCAATTTGAAATAGAAATTCTTTCAGAATACTTACCTAAACTCTTAAGTAAAAATGAAACAATTTTTGAAATTGAAAAAATGCTTAAAACTACAACATACACGGTCAAAGATATAGGACTTTTCATGAAAGAAGTTAAATCCAAATTTGGACAATCAATTAACATGAAAAATGTTTCAGAAATATTTAAATCACGTATTTAGTGAACTTTTAACATTCTATGTATATAATTTAAAAATAATTTAACATTTAAAAAAAAATAATTATGTCAAATACTGCAATTGTGGAGCAAATAACTGATTTTGCTCAAAAGGTATCAAAGGAAAGAAATCATTCGGATTTCCAGGAACTTCATCTTGATAATCTTACGATAGAAGAAGGAATGAAAATTGATGGAATTCCATTGGATGAAACATCAGTTAAAATGATTCTATCAACTCTCAACTTGAAACCAAAATTTCTTGATTTTAAATCAACATTAAGTGAACAGGATTGGGTACTTATCGGAAGAAAAATCAAAGAAGCACGAGGTGATGCATCTTTTTATGGAAACGTTATCAATGATGGAGTTGGAGATGGTAAAATTATAACTGATTTAATTCCAAGAAACGAGAAAAAAGATAAAGCGGATGATCTCACAAGATCAAACCACATCATTGGAAAAATAACAGAAGCATTATCTTCAACTGAAAGAGAATTTGATTTGGCCGGTTTAGGTTTTTCCAAAAAGAATAATGTTTTTTCAATTGATCTTGTTGATCCATCTTCCACATTTGTACCATTTAAAAGTGAGGAATGGAAAACTGGTACATCATTCAATTTCAATTCACTTCAATTCATGAACAACCCATTCCTTGAACGTCTCGCATGTTCAAACGGAATGATGATAAAAGAAAAAGGATCATTGAATACCAACATTCATTATGGTAAATTTAACAATGATAAAATTGCGCAAACCATTCTCAATTCAATAAACGATCCAGGTAACGTTGATCACATTGTTGGTCCTCAAATTGAACGATTGAATAAAATTAATCTTTCAATTGCAGAACTTCTTCAATGGAGGAATAATTTAAACAAGATGGGCGAGGAATTTGATGGTCTTACGCAAAAATACATGCCAACAGATCCATTGTTTAAATCATACGGAGTTGATATAAATGAAATGCCTGATCAATGGAAACGAACTGCTGACTCTGGAATGAATGCGTACAATTTTCTCAATCTTCTTACTTGGATGGCTTCACACATCAAAGAAACAAACATTGATACAAGTGATGCTGTAAACTTGAAAATTTTGGCCGGAGATTACATGTTCAAATCACAATTTGACATGGAAAACATGGCAGAAAAAATTAAAGTAGAATATCCCGTCATTCCTGAAATGTTATAGACAACTTACGCCAATCAAGATTGACAAAAGACCCGAGAAATCGGGTCTTTTGTCGTATGTATATATAAAACAAACAAAAACATGCCACATTACGGAAATTTAGAAAATACTCACAACAGAACTGAGTTAATCATCAAGGACTTAAAAGGATGGAAAACTTCATTAATCATTGAAATGGGAACTTTTGAAGAAAATGGAATAATACAAATGCATTGGAAAGTGAAAGGAACTGCGCATGTTTTTACAATTCCGTTAAACCAACTTAACAAATTTGATTCCCGCATTGATCATTTTAAAATTGCTTTGGAAACTTTTAGGGATGATTATGTACAATGGGCAAAGGATGGATTTTCGGAAAAATGGATGAGAGAATACCATTACATCTTTGAGCACTTCATAGCCTAGTATTCTGAATAGATATATAAAATAAAACAAACAAATGGACGAAAAACAAAAGCCCAAGGAATTTGAAGTTTCTTATTGGCAATGGTTAAAAGGAGAAAATGCACCGAACCTTGAAACAACAACAAAGGAAATTACACTAGGAAATGATGAATACTTAGTTTTTGAAAGTGGATCGCAAGTTAACAAAAAACTCATTGATGATTACATTGTTCAAATTCCATCGTTAAAAGAACCACGGATAAGCATAGAAAATTACTTGCAGAAACAACGAATCACTGAACAAGTTTCACAAGAAGCTCAACAGGATTTCAAAAATCCGGGAATGGAACAAATTATAGATGACAAGGATAAAAATAATCTTGGTAATGCTGAAATAATTCCTCATCCTGATGATGCACAAGAAATGATGAGATGGGAAAATAAACACAAAAAACAAGTGTCACAAAGTGCACAAACAGCTCAAACAATTCAACAACCACAGGATCCATTGATAGATTTACTAAAAAAATCAAAGAAAGAAAAAGTTAAAATAAAATTGGAGGTTGATGTTGAATTACCATCTAATTTATTTTTACAAATTTTATTGGATTCATACGAAGACAAAAAAGATCTAATATTAAATTATACATTGAATCTTGTAAAAAATAAGTCATTCGATGAAGAACTTAAAAAGTTCATTGAAAAATACATGAAAAATGAATCAAAACAGAAAAGATAGGCGTAAATACGCGAAAGCGTTTGGGTTTTTGAAGAAGAAAAATAAGATGAGCGATACGGAATATTTGGAACATCTTCATAAATCTATTTTAGCTGGCAAACAAATACAACGGGATTTTGATGATTATATTGAAAATGAAAAAATGAATCAATCTGCCGAACTTGATAGCAGAGTCATTGCTGGCTTGGTTAAAAATGGAATGAGTGAAGCTGAAGCTAAAAAAATTATCGCCAATAACAATGAAATAAAAAAGAAGCGAATTGAAAAGCTTGCCAGAAAAAAACGATAAACAATGAAACTTTATGTAACAACACACAGTTTTGAAAAGATAAAAGAATCATTCATGAATCTTCGTTCATTTTATTTCATTGATGTGGATCAAATAATAAAATCATTTAACTACAGACGAAGCGAGTTAACAAAAACCGGGATATTCATTGTTAATGATAAAATAAAAGAAAAATTAGCATCCGCTGCAAAATCCAAACGATACGAGGATATCGTTTACATTAACAATGAATTGGATGAAGAAAGTATAAATAATCTTAACACATTCATTGAAGATTTTCCAGTCATAACTGAATCCATTCTCATCGAAGAAGATGATACAAATCCAAACAAATTTCAGAAATTCTTCAAGGAAATTTTATTTTTCCCCACTGGTAAAAAAATAAAAATTTACGAATGCACTCCGATAAAAAGTAAAATGTTTTACTGGATTAATGGATTAAATTTTCCATCTTCAATTGTTTAAATCAACTTTCTCCCAAAGAATTAATATATAAAATAAATTAAAAACTTATGGGTGGAAATATTACATCAATGCCGTCAAGAACTGGTAATTACGATTTAACTGCGAATATAACACCAGAACTTATCAATACATACGTTGATAATAATAATATTCAACAAAGAATTCCTCCACATTTAACTGATAATAGATTATCAAGGGTTGATCCAGGTGGTAAAATAATTGTGCCATTTAGTACAGATTTCATGAAAGCAAGTACGCAAGGTTTAATTGATCCAATTGATTCTGAATCCAACATATACGGAGTTGATGCAATCATGAATGATTACGCAATTGTTCTGTTATCCGGTGCAAGTACAAAGGGTGGTGGAACGAAAAATTCATTGTTAAAGAATAATGTAGAAAACGAAAGAAAATGGTATGAAGAAGAAGCATTGGGTTTTGATTCAAAAAAAGTTACAGTATCAAAACTCATAAGCTGGAGCCAGGAAGAAATTAACAAAACAAAACGTCCTTACAGTTATGCAGATTTTGTTTACCTTAAATATTTTACAAAAATACCAGTAAATCATCAAATTACATTACGACGTTTCCCATTCCCTGTAAATGATGGCTTATTTTTTCCTTTGGAAGACGGTGATACAAAACTTAGGCCACCGATGGCCCAAGCCATTACTTATATGGGCGAAGAAACCGGCAATTCGATGAGTTCATTCTTTGAAATGGATTTTGGTTTAAACTGGGAAGATTTTCAAGCTGAGGTTTGGGATCAAAATGAAACAATGCCAGGAAGCGATGATTTACCCGGACTATTAGGAACTGTTACCAAATATTCTGCATTATCTTCAGGTGAAGCAAATTCCGGAACAATTGCAAACCAAGGACGTTCTCTGCCAGACCCGTATGAAAATGGACCGTACGCTAACAGGATAATGGGACCTGTGAATCGAATTGATACAACAAAAAGACGTGCAAGCGGATTAAGGTTCGATCAAACAATAAGTTTAAATTTCCATTACGTTACAAGGGAAATTGGAGGAATAAACACAAAGGCAGCAATGCTTGACATAATTGCAAATCTTCTTGCTTTAACATACGCAACTGCTCCATTCTGGGGTGGTGCAAACAGATTTACCGTTGCTGGTCCGGCGTATCCATTTGATGGAATGAATGATTGGTATAACGGTGAACCCGGAGATTTTTTTAACTCAATAACAAACAGTGTTGGAAGTGGATTGGATAATTTATCAAGTTTTTTCGGAAAATTGATGGAGGATCCAATCGAAACAATGAAAGGATTGGTAGGCAGTTTACTACAAAACTTCATGGCCAGAAAAGTTGCTGGCAACATGCCAAGTTACCTGGGTTTACGTTCAATTTTAACAGGTGAACCTGTTGGAGAATGGCATTTAACAGTTGGAAATCCACTCAATCCGATCATGGAAATCGGAAACCTTGTTTGCACAGGAATAAATTTTTCGGTAGGAAAAACACTCAGTGCTGATGATTTTCCTGAGGAACTCACCGCAACAATAACACTGGAACATGGAATGGCACGGGATAGTGATGCAATAGCCAACATGTTTAACAGAGGAAAAGGACGAATATATTCATTACCGGATGATTTCGAGGATGCTGCATCGAATAATGAATCCAAGATTGATAATTTTACAGGTCAAAATAACCCGTATCTTAATAAATTACAGGGAGATATTGAGTCTGAAAAGGAACATGCAACATTTACAAATGATGCTGCATACGCACAAGGGCAATACGATGCAGCAAGGGATGGAGCAACAAGTTTAACAAGAAGCGCAAAAGATAGCAGCCAAGCGTATAAAAATGCAGGATTAACCGCATTCGGTTGGATAAAAAAACAAGTATCGTAATGTATTTTCCACTAACAATAGATAATAAAAGAAAAATAGTTTTAAATGATTTAACCATTGTGGATTTATCTGAACAAAACTTTGAACAAGGTGATTATCAATTTTCGGTATTTGATGCTTTGTATTGTCCACAACGTTCTGAAATGAGAGTTGATCTTTTAGCAGAACAAGTTTACGGTAAAACTTCAAAAGCTGATATCATCCTTAAATACAATAAAATTTCAAATCCGTTTTCAATTGAACAAGGAGATTTCATTTTAGCAATAGACTCCGAATTCGCTAGAAAAAAATTCAAAAAAGAAAATAGAGTTGAAGAATTAAACAAAAAAATACGGCAGCAATTCATTGATCCAACCAAAAAACCAGAAACAAATGAAACATTATCGAGATTTAGAAACAGGGATTTATCTGTGCCACCCAACATAACCAAGACCAACACAAAATCCGTTGATATTAAAGAAGGAAAAATAACGGTTGGTGGTAATGTTTCAGGAATAACAACAAAAACAAAGGAAAAACCAATTGAAAGAAATAACTTTGAAAAGATAATAGAAGAATTGAAGAAAAAACCAATCAAAAAAATAAAAACAAACACAAAGGGTTCATCCAACGTTGTAGCTGCAACATTGAAAACTCAAAAAATGAAAAAAATTCCTGACATTGATAATCCCACAAAAACAAAGTATCCAAACAGTACTAAAGTTTTCCATAGCATACCAAAAAGGGAAATAAACAAGCAAACATCTGTCACACCAACAATAAAACCAAAATTATCTTCAGCTAAACCGATAAAAAGATCAAAGATATTTCCAATTGAACCAATAGATTAAAAACAAGATAAAATAAAATGCCAGATAATTCCATAATAAAATCTATACTAGATCCAACAATAATACTAGATGAGCTTGTCTATGATGATATGGATGAAGGAACAGGTGAAATAGGTGAAAAATACCTAAAAACATTTGGAACCCTTGGTATGTTATATCCACTTGTACAAATAAACAATTATGTTTTTAAATCAAGTGAAATTAAAAAAATGACAATAGATAGTACTGGATTTTTACCAACAATTCAATTAAAACTTCACATGAGATTTTCCGGAGCATTTGTTTCAAACGGAATTCCCAAGGATGGTGATGTTGTATCTATTTTCATAAACCAACGTCAAGATGTTTACAAACCCATCAGAAATGATTACTTGATTACATCGATCTCATCAAGTGGAACAAACAGCGAAGGAGTTGGTGGAATTTTATACATCGAAGGAGAATTAAGAATTCCAAGATTGTACGATATTGCTGGTATAGCAATAAACGACACATCATTCGAAAGTCTTAAACTTATTGCAACGGATTTAGGCTTAGGTTTTTCAACAAATGAAGACTCCACAGATGATTTAATGACTTGGTTCAGTGGTGTTGATACGTATGAAAATTTCATTAAACATTTAACTACTCATGCGTGGAAAGATGAAAATAGTTTTTTTAAAATTTTCATTGATATCTATTACAATTTAAATTTTGTTAATGTTAATCATCAATTCAAGGATGATAATGAATTTCTTGCTGGTTCCATAGATAACATAACAATTGGACCTGCATACGGTGATGAAGGAGGAAAAAATGAACCACAGGATTCACCTGTCGTCTTTTCAAACCATAGAAAATTAAATACCACCAGTTTTTACATAACAGAATATAACCCTATAAACATAGGTGCAAGTATCGCAAAAAAATACGGTTACACCTTTGAACCTGTATTTTTTGAACAAAATACGTTGGAAAGTTGGAGTATTCCAATGGAACCACTTATTACTGAAGGATCCGAAGAAGAAAAAATTCTTCTAAGAGGAAGACCCAACGAAGAATTTTACAAAACACAAATTAAAAAACAATGGTTAGGAATTCAATACACCGGTGATGATCATAATACACATGAAAATTTTATGATTTCAAAAGTACAAAATATGATCAACAATCAAAATACAGATAAATTCAACGTTCGTGTACTTATTAATAGAATAAATTTTAACATTTTTAAATACGGAAGATTTCCATTCATATTTTTTGTACAACAGGATGTACTAAGAATGATGCAAGAAATGAAAACTGATGATTATGCTGAATTAAAAACAGATATGGCAGTTGATTCTTTTTATACCGGTTGGTGGTTACTTAAAGGATTCAAAATTATTTTTGTCGATGACTCACCAGATGAAACAAACAAATTCAGGCAAGAGTTCATTTTATCAAGAAGGGAATTACCACTTCCTGCTACAACCAGTGAAACATAAAAAAATAACAAAATGGGACAATATTTTCCAAGTACAATTAAAAGATTTCAAGATCAATCAACAGTTGGTAATAACATGATGCCATCTTCTGACTATTCAATAGGAGGGTTTGATAGTAATACTGGAGCTTATTCAGATCCTACTTACATGGGTTTTCGTGTTCTATTTCAAACAGCAAGCAATATGAGTGAATCTGAATTACATTACGATTACGATAGTTTACCACAAGGTTTGTTGTTGAATCCAAAAAATGCTTATTCAACGCAAAATTATTTTTATAGATTAAGAGATACAAAGGATCAATTATACATTAATCGGTTTCGGGAAGGTTTGTTTAAAATTGACAAAGATATGCCTTGGTACATTCAATCAATAACAGGCTTGGATGAAATATACAAAATCGATCCTGAAAACAACTACAGAGCAAAAGATAAAACTATAACTTTAACATTTTTAGAAGATGTTAAATTACAAATGACCTATCTTTTTGATTTGTACAGAAAATCAATATGGGATGCAAAATACATGAGATGGAAGGTTCCAGAAAACATGAGAAAATTTGGGATGGAAGTTTACTTGATTGATATTCGAAATTTTCAATCATTCAATCCTGTAGCAGGAACTGATGGTTCACATGATTGGGATTGGTTTGATCCAACAAGACCAATGAGAGCTGTTGATACTCTTCGAGGTGAACTAAAAGGTGCATTATCGTCAATGAAATCTAAATTAATGGCTGGGGGAGCTAACGGGAAGTTAAATGAAAAATTTTATTATGATTCCACCGAATCACGAAATTCAAATCTTAGACATTCTGCTGATGCTTTTTTACCTGTTTTAAAACTTGAACTTGAAGATTGTGAATTTAATTTAATCCAGGATGGATTAAGTGGTTTTGGTGATATTTCAAATACTGTTGCTGGTGATCCTCGTGAAGTTTCATTAACAATAAATATTGGAAACGTACGGGAAGTGAATCAATATTCTTTGTTCGATGTAATATTGGATGATAATGGATCAATGTATGATGATTTACTACAAATAACAAAGGACATGTATAAAATTGCTAAAGATACAGATCCGGATACAGATCCAGTAAATCCAGCTCAAACAAGCGCACCTAATCCATTATTGGAAAAAATCAAAAATAGAGCTTTACAGGAAATCATAGGACGAATTGGAGATAAAGCAAAGGAATATATCAATCCATTTCTGTTGGGTAATATTTACGGACTTTCACCAACAGATCTACAAAATTCAATTGATAATTTACTAAAGAAAAATGAAGGTGAAACAAGTTTACGAAAAAATATAGATCTCGAAGGCACAGGTAAAACACATGTTAACAACATGACAGATAACATAGATCGTGAAGGTATAGAACCAAATGATAGCATAACAGATAACATAGATCTTGAAGGTATAAATCCAAACAATAACATACCTACCAACATTGATTTTGCTGATCCATATGATGGTGCAGACAAACCTTCACCAAAAAATATATATGATGGTGAGAATCCACCAGATCCTAATAAACCAACATCTCGTAATATAGAACTTAATGAAACAGTAACAAATGAAACTGTGCTTAATAATATTGAATTGGAAGGAACAGAATTAAATAAAAATGTACCTAATTCTAACATCAATTATGAAAATAATGAAATAGGTACAGGAAAACCTTCACCTAAAAATATTATAGATGAACTTGAACGCAGAAAATTAGAACGAAGTAAAGAAAAACCGTCAGAAAACAATTTATATGATAATGAAACATCAAAACCTAATAAACCATCACCTCGTAATATAAATTTTAACGGACCGTCATCATGAAAAATACAGAAAAAAAATCAATGCTAACAAATGATCTACGTTCAAAAACATGGATTGGTCGTATCATTGAAAATGAAGATCCATTACGTCAATATAGATGTCGTGTTCGTATTTTTGGTTTACTTGATGAAATTGAGGATGAAATGTTACCCTGGTTTTTCCCATCTGGTAATAATACATTTGCGAGTACTGAAAATGGTGGATTCGGTGATGCAACTTACCCAAAAAAAGATACACTTGTTAAGGTGAGTTTTCCATTCGGTGATATTTACAGTGGAGAATATTTCGCAATTCAACATATTAACCCTTCACTTAGTGCTGAATTGGAAGATGATTATGAAAATTCACAGATAATTAGGTACGATGAGGATGAGGAACTTAAAGTTTTATTTACACAGCAACAAGGATTTTTAATACACTTAAGAGAAAATATTATAAACATTGATAAAGATGATAATATAACAATAAAGAACAATAAAGATGATTATGTCGAAATTTTAAACGATGGTAACATAAATATTTATGCGGCAGGTGAAATTAACAATAGTTCTAAATTAGGAATCAAAAATCCAACAAAAAATACGGCAATACCTTCAGGACAGGGGCATTATTGTGCTATTCCTATTTGCCCTTATACGGGATTAAATCACGTAGGATATGAAACATTACCAGGGAGTTAATTATGGAAATACCAGAACAAATTTTAGCAATTATAAAACCGGGTGAAATTCCTGAAGATTTTAAACAGATTATAATAATAGAAGCTGCTAAAGTTCTGCTTGAAGCAGCCGGAACTCTTGTAAGTACATTACCTTTAGACTATTTTGAAGAAGCTGGTGCTTTTAATACATCTAATATAAAGGAACAAATTAAAGCAGAAGTCACTAAATTAAGTGACAAAGTTTCAGAAATAGCAAATGAAACTATAGCTATGGTTAATCCAGGATCAACAATAGGTTCAATAAACGGTGTAATGACTGCGTTGGGTGTTGTTCTTCCGTTAATAAATTCATTAGGAATCACAGGTCCACCACTTGACTTGATTAAAACTATTTTAACAGCTGCGGGAGCAGCTATGACTGTTGCATTAGTTGCATATACGGCTTTAGGTGCTGTACCAATTGTTGGTCCTGTATCTTATCCACCAGATCCTGTTTTAATGGCAAAAGTACCCATAATAGTAGAGTTTCTTGCATCGTTATAAACCATACTCAGAAGCTTTAATATAACATCTCGTAAATTTAAAATTATATTTAATAGGATCATATTAAAAATAAATTTTACTTAAATTATTCCAATTTTATTCTTCTTAGTAGTAAACCTTTTTAATGTTATGTATTTAAAAATTGATAACATATTTTTAACAATTTAAAACATTTCAATTATGAAATTAGTGAAAAACAATGATGTTGAAGCCGAACAAGGTACCAATGTTTATTGTCAAGAATCATATGCACAAGAGTTGTACAATCGTTTGATGGATAACGAAACTCGAATGCCAACAACAATAAAGGATTTTTCAGATAATGATCTTTTGTTAATAACAGGAGTAAGTTCAATAGGAAAAACCGATATAGAATTTGAAGTAAACAATTCAAATACTATATCAATTGATCTTAACAAGGAAAAGAAATTCATGAACATGTATAATTTGGATATTGATGAATTTCTTTTATGGGCAAAAGGAGATACTGAAAACTTTCTCAAGGAAGAATCTTACATTTACATCACAAATGATGCACAAGGAATCAAAGGGAGTTTATCAAAAGGTTTGGCTGAAAAAATGAAACACGAATTTTTTAAGCAGATAACAAAGCAATCAACTGCATACATTGCAACTGTATTATCAAAAAATCGTGGTGGTTTTTTGGTTGATATCTTTGGTGTTGAAGCATTTTTACCCGGTAGTCTTGCAGCACCGAATAAAATTGTGGATTTTGATCAATTCATTGGAACAAAGGTTAATGTAATGATTGAAGATTACTTGAAATCTATTGGAACATTTATTGTAAGCAATAAAAAATACATTAAACATATTTTACCGATAAAAATCAAGGAACTTGATACCGAAAAAAAATATGTGGGAGTTGTTACAGACACAGCAAAATTCGGAATATTTATAGAAATTGAAGAATTTTTTACTGGTTTACTTCATACATCAAAAATGGATGAAGAAACATTGCAAACATTCAGGAATAGAGAATTCAATCCCCATTCAACAATTGATGTTTATATCAAGGAAATTAATGAAAAAAATAAAATTGTTTTTACAAGTTACACGCCGGAAAAACAAAAGGAAATTGATATAATTCTTGAGAAAGAAAAGGAAGCCGATAGGAAGGAAGCGGAAGAAAATGCATTTAAAGTTAATGAATCATATGATGGTTTAATTACTTCAATAAAATTATACGGAGCCTTTGCAAGAATTTGGAACGGTAAAAAAACAGTAACTGGTTTAATTTTAAACAAAGATCAAGGAATTGAAATACATGAAGGTGATAAAATGAAAATTACTATCAAAAATGCTGAAGATGGTAAATATTTCTTTGAAATATGAAAATAAATTAAAAACGAATAAATTAAAAACATCATGAAAATAAAAAAGAGCTTTTGGGAAAAAGCAGATAAAATTTGCAGCGGAACTTTACAAGTTTTTATGTGGTTATTAGGAGTACTTATCCTTATAACGTTAACCGAATCAATAAAATTTTAGAAACATGGCAACAAAAAAGAAAAAAATAAAAGTAATTAGTAAATTTTCTAGTTTTTTAATTGGAATGCTTGGCTTTCTATTCATTTTAGCAAATGGAGGACTTTGGTTAGGAGTTGGAATAGCATTGTATGTGTTAGGACATTATTACTACTATCATGGTCTTAGAATAAAAGGTAAAATAGTAAAATGTCCTCAATGTGGAAATGAAACTATTACATTTCCTTGTCCACATTGTGAATACATGCCACATAAAATTTTTGAAAATCAAGTTGATCAAAAAGGAACATGATCAAATGTAAATCTTAGAAATATTCATGTCTTTCCCACTTTTGGTATTCCAAACATGAATCACATAATCCATATTCAGGTGAAAAATTAACATTTTTGACCTGAATTATTTTTTTTGTCTTTTTGTTAAAAATATTTTGACATTTTTGGCATTTGAAGTATAAACTGGAATCCATCTCCTTCATTTTTAAATATATATTTTACAAAGCATGCTTTAAGCATGCTTTTGCCGTTTTAAAAAATTTTCTAACAAAGATATATAAAAAAATGATAAAAAATTTAAAATGAGAGTCTTACAATACACAAAAGCTGAAATACTTAACGGTTCAAAAATTGGGTTTGAATTTGAATTTTTATCAAAAAAACGAACAATTCAAACTGCACGAGAATTATCAGACATTCTCGGTGTAAAAGTGGTTGTTCCAATAAATGTTAATAACTTTTTAAAACCTGAAAAAACTGTTCATTCATCTTTCATCCCATCAAGTAATGTTTTTAAGTTAGAAAAAGATAATTCCGGTGGAAGTGAAATGAAAGAATTAATAACAGGCCCATTAAGTTATAATTTTGCTAAAAATGTTTTAATTAAAACTTTGAAATGGATAGATGAAAACGGTGAAACAAATAGTAGAACAAGTTTACATTTAAATATCTCTTTTGATGATAAAAAAATTGCAGTTAAAAGAGACATAGAAAAAATGAACATTTTAAAAATGTGCTTGGATTTTGATGAGGATTTTATCTACGATAGATTTCCAAGTAGAAAAAATAATGAATATTCAAAATCAATAAAAAATATAGTCGTTAATAACATTTTTTACTTTGGGAATTCAATAACATCAATGGGTGAAAGTCATTTCATAGTCCCAAATACAAAATATTTTGGCATAAATTTCCTTAAACATTCCAAAAATTACTTGGAATTCAGGCAAATTGGAGGCAAAGATTACCAAAAAAAGGAAATTGAAATACTTGAAATTTTACATCACAATATTTTTGAATTATATAGAAATATCATGGAATCCGGATTAAATTCCCAAAATATGATGACTCTTAATGGAATATTAAATAAACATCAACAGGTTTTAAGAGGATTTAAATCACCAGCAACTTTTGTAAAACTATTTCCAAAGATAAAAATTACAGCAAACCTGAATCCTACCATTGAAGTGATAAAAACTCATTGGTTCCAGTTTAGAGATAAACTCATTGATTTGGTTATTTATGGTGGAATGGATGAAGGACAATTTAACTATGATTCCGATTTTTCAACATTTCAACTTAAAAATGGTTTGTTGGATGGAGTTAATCTTAAAAGTTACGAATTCATAAATTGCAATCTTAAAGGAGAATTCAATAATTGCATGTTTTACGAATGTGAAGTTGAAAAATCAATAGTAACAAAAAGTAAAATTATATCGGATAATAAATTTACGAATTCAAAAATTATAGAATCTCCTGTGTATGGAAAAAATAAAATGATAGATTGTTACATCGATAACAAAAATGAACTATTCAACGGAGAAACAATAGGTGGAGTATTCAGATCTGGTAAAAAAGGAGAACACTCAACAATATCAAAAGAAACAAAAATAGTTGAATAATTTTAAAAAATAAAAGTAAAAAATGACAAAATACGAATTTATCCAAATGATAAAAGATGAACTAACTGTTGCTTGTGCTTTGCCATACAATTTACCGGAAATGGAATATGAAAGGATCATTAAACAAGCAAGAAACTGGTTCAGAAGTCATTACGAGGAAGCAACTGAATTTAGGTACTATATCATAGAAAATGCAACATTTAAAAATGCTGGATTCAAAGCGGATAGAACCATTATTTTACCTGATTGTATAATGGCAGTAACAGACACAAAGGAACTAAAAAGTAATGGAAATACTGGATGGGGCTCTGACTTTTCATTGGATAGAATGCTTGCGCATGAATTGTACATTAATAATTCTGAAATAACAGGAGATGATCTTGTAATGCAAACAGCTTATGCATCTTTTGTTGATTTAACAAAGGCATTTTTTCTTGATAGAATTTCATATCAATTTAATGAACATTCACATAAATTGATCATAAAGGGTCGTGACCCAAAATACCATGTGGTATTGGAAACTTACGTTGATATACAGGAAGAATTTTTGTATGATGATTGGTATTTTCAACGGTATTGTACTGCAATGTCAAAAATAAGCTTGGGTAGAATGTTAGGATTATTCGATTTTAATTTACCGGGTGGTGTTTCAATAAATAATGATATTTATACATCGGAAGGTAACGATGAACTTGCGGACATTAAAACTCAAATAGATGATAAACAACCACCTGATTGGTTCTTGGTTTGGCACTAAAAAATAAAAATGATAAAATGATAAATAAATTTTTACATAAGGAAATTGATTTAAGTGAAAATGAACTTGAAATGTTTGAGTTTGAAATTAAAACAATAGGCACAAAGGGAAACTCGTATTTCATAACAATAGATGATCATGAATACGGATTTAAACCGATCAATGGAACAACTGAACAGATAGCAAAGAAATTTAAAATGATTTTGAAGCATTCACCGGGTAAAGCCTTAGCGTGGTTAAAGAAACATGCAAAATTAATAAGTGGAAGTAAAGAAAAAAAGAAAGTAAACGAAATGGAAAAAGAAATGAATGAAAAATTACCATCGGAAAGGGTTCCAACATTTTCTGAATTTGTTGAAAACAACAAAGAAAAAACCATAAAGGAAGAACCAAAGGAAGATTTGAAAAAAGAAAAAGATACAGATCCTGATATCGGCAGTAAATACACAAAAAAAGGTGAAGAATAAAAATGTTAAGAGAAATTTACCATAGATTACCGGAAGAAAGTAATTACATCGAGGGTTTTCTTGAACACTCAAATGTGTTGGAAACATACATTGAAAAGATCAAAATGATTCTTAACACAACAAAGGGTGAAGTTATTGGATTTCCTAACTTTGGTATCAATCTTGAAAATTTAATTTTTGAATTAACATTTAATGCAGATCAGATAAGAAATGAAATTTTTTCGCAAATAAATGCATATTGCGGTGAAGCACAGTATTTTGATACGTCAATTGATGTACAATTTGCAAAAGGAACAACAAGAGATATGGCAATTGTTGATATTAAAATAAACTCAAACAAGGTCATTTCTGTACTTTTAAGATAGAAAAACAACATGAAAATATTTAATACAGCACGAATAAAATACGATGAACTTTACGCAGATGCAGTAATTTTTCTTGAGGAAAAGTATGGACAATCGCGACAAGTTTTTAGCTTAGCATCACCATTTGGACAATTACTAACAGTAATTCTTTCACTTGGTAGACTCATAATGTTTTACATTGAGGATTCAATAACAGAACTTAACATTTACAAAGCGCAAAGAGATAGTTCAGTCAGAGGTCTTTCAAGGTTAACAGGCCATAATCCAACCAGAGCAATTGCAGCATCAGGTGATATAAAATTATCATACAATGGTAAAAAAATTGATATGTATGGAAATACATTGATAATTCCACAATTTTTGAAAATGTTTAACAAAGATAATGCTTTACCATACATCGTTATTTTACCACAGGAAGAAGCAAGATTGGAGCTCATCCAAAGAAATTCATTAAACGTAAAGATAATGCAAGGATCAATGGAGGTTCAATTATTTACTGGTACTGCCAAGAAACTTCAATCCTTTGAAGTTTCTGTAAAAGATGGATATAACATAGATCAATACATGATAAATGTTTTTGTCAACAACGAAAAATGGAAACCAGTAGAAAGTATCATGGATATGAGCTTGGATGAAAAAACTTATATTGTGAAAACCGGATTATCAAAGGGTGTTGATTTATTTTTTGGTAACGGTTACTATGGTATGAAACCACCAAGCGGTGCAGAAATTAGAGTCGAGTATTTAACAACAAGTGGAGTAGAAGGTAACATTAGACAGGATGAGCAAACAACATGGAACTTTGAAGAAAGTGGATATGACCTCTCAGGAAATGAAATAGATCTTTCAGAAATTTTTAACATATCATTTGTAAC